GTGTGATGTTGATGTAAATAATCAAGAACTTAACACACCTCTTGATTTTTATTCTCTAAAACCAGAACTTTCTCTTCTACCATCAATTAATACAGAAACTGCTGATTTTTCTGCTAATTTAGAATTACTAGATTCTAATGTTAGAAAAACTGGTGACCTTGTTACATTAGACTATGAAGAAACTGGATGGATTGAACAACCTCTAGCATCTAGAGTAGAAAATGTTAACCCATTCAATATGATTGAATTTATTGGTCGCGTGGAACTTTCACCAGCATCTGATAATTGGGTTAGAAATATATTTGTAAGCGGTGGTGAAAGAACAATTACTGGAGACTTTGACGGTTCATATGTAGAGACTATCAAGATCAGTAGTGAACCAGATACACACATTCGTTCTAGAAATGTTGCGTTTGGTGCTGGTGGATTAAAACCAATTACAAGATACTATCCATTCTTTGATAGCACCAGTGGAATTGATATTATTCCAAAGTTGTTAGAAGTTTCAATGACATCTGGTATTTTCCAGAATGGTGAAACTGTAGATGGATTCATTGGTGGAACTAGAGTAATAACATTTAGAACTTGCCAACCAAATCATAAAACTGGTGATATCAACAATCCAGCAACTACATTTAATGCTAATCCATATAATACATCAATTAGTTTACCGACATCATATTCTGCGTCTTCAACAGTATTGAATGTTGATGTATCTTCATTGTCAGAAGAAGCACAAGGAAGATTTAGTGGTTATTTGACGATTGGTACAGTTTTAGTTGGAAGAACAAGTGGCGCTCAAGCATCAGTTTCAAACATTCGTTTAGTTTCTGATACTTTTGGTGATCTTGGTGGAGCATTCTTCTTTAGAGATCCTTTGGCATCGCCTCCACCAACATTAAGATTTAGAACTGGAACAAAGACATTTAAATTAACTTCAAGCTCAACTAACGCAACTCCATTACCTGGAAGTCTGCTTATTAGTAGCGGTGAGACTTCATATTCAACTAGTGGAATAGTTGACACATTTAGACAAACAACAGTTATTGTTAGAAGACCACCCCCACCACCACCAACACCACCACAAAATCGCGGAGGAGGAAAGGATCCATTAGCACAAACATTTACCGTTGATGAAACTGGTGCTTTCTTAACTTCTCTTGATCTGTTCTTTGCAAGTAAAGACGAAAATGAAAAGGTAACTGTTGAGTTAAGAACTGTAGAACTTGGTACTCCTACAGATCAGTTAGTTCAAGATTTTGCAAGAGTTACACTTGAACCAAATCAAGTTAATACTTCAACTGACGGATCAGTGGCAACAAGAGTCACTTTCCCGTCTCCAGTTTATCTACAACCTGGAGAAGAGTACGCAATTGTGATACTTTCACCATCCTCAAATAATTATGAAACTTGGATTGCTAGAATGGGTGAAAGAACTGTAAACACACAGAATCTACCAGATGCAGAAAGTGTAGTTGTTACAAAACAATATCTTGGAGGAAGTCTATTCAAATCCCAAAATGGAACTATCTGGACTCCTAGCCAGTTTGAGGATCTTAAGTTTAAACTGTACAAAGCACAGTTTACCCAAAATCTTGGAACTGTTTATTTCTACAATCCAAAACTTGGGACAAGAAATAGTCAGACTCCAAGACTCCTACCAAACCCAATTAAAACCCTTCCAAGAAAACTAAAAGTTGGTATTACTACAACTACAACACTTGGATCTATTCTAAATCCAGGAAGAAAAGTTGGAGAGGGAAGTTCTTCAGGTCCTTATGGTTATATTGAGAAGACTGGAAGTAAAATTTCTGCTTTATCACTGTCAAATACTGGAGTTGGTTATTCTAACGGAACATTTACTGGAGTTCCATTCTATAGCATAACTGGTAATGGAACTGGTGCTGTAGGTGTAGTAACGATTTCTTCAAATATTATTTCTTCAGTCTCCATAACAACTCCTGGAAATGGATATTCTATTGGTGATGTTCTTGGAATTACCACAAGTAGTGTTGTTAAAGGAACGAGTGGAAAAATAACGGTCTCTAACACAGATGGTATTGATACTCTTTATTTGACTAATGTTCAGGGTGAAGAGTTTACTGATGGTCAAGACTTGATTTACTATGAGGGTACTACTGCCGTCTCTTTGGCAAATACTGATATCAGAGGATCTTCTTCTATAATCAGTAATCTATATGATGGAAGAGTCATTGAAGTTGATCACTACAATCATGGAATGACTGCCGATAATAATAAAGTTACTTTAGCAGACATTGAACCAAGTGGAGCACCTATTCTTCTTACAGCAGATCTTGCTCTTGATGCTTCAATCATTTCTGTTGCCAGCACAACACCATTCGGTACATTTGAAGGAATTTCTACCTCATCAGGATACCTGAAAGTCAATAATGAAATTATTTACTATAATAGCATTGGATCTGGCACTCTTGGGATTGGAACAAGAGGAATTGATGGTTCTTCTATAAGAACACATGGTGTGAATGATCTTTGCTACAAATATGAACTTAATGGTGTATCACTTACAAAGATTAATACAACACACGATATGCCTACAGACTCTGCTCTCAAGGCAGCAAAAAATATTGATAAGTATTATCTACAAATTGACAGATCTAACAGACCATCTGGAGATAGTCAATTAAGTTTCACTGATGAAAGATCTTTGGGGGGAATGGATGTATTTGCTTCTCAAAACTTCCAATATAATGCCGTAATTCCACAATTCAATGTAATTACTCCAGGAGAGACAACATCAGTATCTGCTCAATTAAGATCAGTATCTGGAACAAGTGCTGGAGGATCAGAACTTTCATTCATTGATCAAGGATACGAACCAGTAGAATTGAATCAAATCAATCGTCTTTCTTCTACAAGACTTGTATGTTCAGAAATTAATGAAACCACAAGATTGACGGATCTTCCAAAAAATAGATCTACAACTCTAGCGGTACAATTTAGTTCTCAAGATCCTAATCTTTCCCCAGTTTTAGACACTCAAAATGGAGTTCTAATTCTTGAGAGAAACAGATTAAACTCACCAGTTTCAAATTATTCTACTGATTCAAGAGTTAACTTAATATCAGGTGATCCACACTCTGCCATTTACATTTCAAATAGAGTTGATTTAAAACAACCAGCAACATCATTGAAAGTTCTCGTTTCTGCTTACAGACACTCTTCTGCTGACTTTAGAGTTCTTTATAGACTCTTTAGACCAGATTCAAGTGAAGTTGAACAAACCTATGAACTATTCCCTGGTTATGACAATCTTAAGGATTTGGATGGTGATGGATTTGGAGAAACTGTAATTGATTCTACCAAAAATAGTGGTAGAGCAGATGCATTTGTAGTATCAAGTAGAGATGATCAGTTCTTGGAATATCAATTTAGTGTTGATAATCTAGATAAATTTACTGGATTTGTGATTAAGATTGTTTATTCTGGAACAAATGAAGCATATGCTCCAAGATTTAAAGATTTAAGAGCAATCGCATTAGCATGATTCCAGTTGAAGGGCATAAAAATCTTTACCGAGATGAAAAATCTGGTGCTATTGTAAATTATGATACTCATGGATATACTCAGTATATTAAAATGAAATCTGAAAAACAGCACCAGAAAGAAGAACTAGATAAAATAAAAAATGATATTGATGAAATTAAGTCTTTACTAAAGGAGATTCTCAATGGATCCAAATCAAATTAAACTTGAAGATATTAATAAACTTTTTGAATATGAAATGCAGTCTAGAGAAATTGATGACTGTACTGATATTGAAAAACTTAAAGATATGTTAAAGACCTCAATTAAATTATACATGAAGCAACAGGAAGTTATTCAAGATCTTGGATTTGGTCCAGTATAAATATATTTTAGATCCTGAAAAATTTTATAAATGGCAGCCGTTTATGTAAGTAATCTAGTCGTCAACACTGGTACTACATTTACTCAAACATTTTCATTAGAGAATAGTGATTCTAGTTCTATTTTAAATTTGAGTGGATACACAGTTTCCGCTCAAATGAGAAAACATGCTGGTAGTTCGTCATATACAACTTTTAGTTCCGCTGTTTTAAATAGCACTGCTGGAACAATTAGAGTTGGATTGGGAACTACAACAACCGCCTCATTAAAACCAGGTCGTTATGTATATGATGTTCTTATAACAGATAATGCTGGAGTGATTACTAGAGTTGTTGAAGGATCTGTTCTCGTTAGAGAAGGAGTAACTCGCTAATGGCAGACATCAGAGTTAGAGTCGGTGCACAAAATGCTGTCAAAGTCGTCTCGTCATTGGCAGGAACTAAAGATATTTCTTTAGGTGATCTAACAGACGTTAATTTACCACCAGCTCTTTTAAACGGAATGGTTCTTGTGTATAACTCAACAACATCAAAGTGGGACGCAACATTAGAATTAACCCCAGGAACATCACAGAATTTAGACATCAACGGAGGTAGCTTTTAATGGCAAGTATTATCAGGATTAAAAGATCCTCTGGTACTAGTTTACCTGGAAGTCTACAATGGGGTGAATTAGCAATTGTAACTGGTATTGGTAGTGCCACAGGTAATAACCAGAACCGAGATAGAGTTTATATCGGTGATGATGGTACTAATGTTTTAAGTGTTGGTGGACGTTATTATACGTCCATGATGGACCATGTTCCTGGAACAGTTGCTGGTGTAACTAATACTAGAAATAGTGATGGTGGTATAGTTGTTATTCTTGACAACAATAGAAAAGTAGACCAATGGAATGTTGATAATCTAAGATTAGACGGAAATACATTTTCATCCCAAAATACAGATGGTGATATTGTCCTAGATCCAAATGGAACTGGTGAAATCAATATTGTTGATGATACTTATCTCAGTTTTGGTGATGATAAGGATGTAAAATTAAGATACGACGAAGCAACAGATAATAGATTTGAGATTGAGGGTGCTGACTGGGCATTTGCTGATGGTGTTGCCATCAACATTGGTGATGTAACCGATTCAACATCAAAAGACAACGGTGCTTTAGTTGTTGAAGGTGGAGTTGGTATTGAGAAAAACTTAAATGTAGGTGGAAATGCCACCATTGCTGGTGTTTCAACTTTCACTGGAAGTGTAACAATTGGTGATATAAAAGTTGAGCAAAATATTATATCAACTGTTCCTGGATCAAGTGGAGTTCTTTATATTGATCCATATCCAGATGGATTGAGCAATGAAGGCACTGTCGTTATTAAAGGAGACTTACAAGTTGATGGTACAACCACATCTGTAAACTCTACAGTTGTATCAATCAACGACCCAATTATTGTTCTTGGTGATGTAACAAGCAAGAGAACTGTAATGGCACCAGTTCTTACTGGTGTTTCAACCATTACTCTTGACTCAGTAGCGGGTATTAATACTGGCGACCTTATTCAAGGAAGTGCTTCATTACCCAATAGTGGTCTGACTACTATTACTGCGTATAATACTACAACAAAAATTGTTACAATTGAGGGTACTACTTCTGCAGGTATTACCACAACTACACAGTTAACAATCACCCATGCCTTTGACACCAACACAGATAGAGGTGTTGCCTTTGATTATAATACTGGCGTAGGAACCGCTAATAGTAAAACTGGATTTTTTGGTTACATTGATGGCAATAATGTTGGCAGTGCTGCTACTGCAAGATCTTGGACATACATTCCTGATGCCATAATTACATCTCCAGGCATTGTAACTGGAACAAGAGGATATCTTGATGTTAAAGGTATTTACTACCAGACAGGTGATTTTAACACGCATGGTGTTGTGTATTTTGATGTTGATGGACTTCAAACTTCAACAAACAATCCATCATCACCAACTATTACATCAAAGCAGATATTAACTGCTATCACTGAGGTTAACTTAACTGTTGGTAGTTCAGCATCAGTTACTGCCGGTGATTTGATTCGTCAAGAAACATCAAATGCTTATGGTGTTGTAAAAACAACAACTAGCGGAACTACAATCACTCTTGTTGGTGTTGAGGGAACTTTTGACACATCTAATAATTTACTACAAAATGGAACTACGATGGCTCTAATCCCAACCACGGTTACCGTAATATATACAAATAAACCAACTTGGACTTCAACTCTGGATGGAGGAACATTCTAATTTATGACTACTCAAAATAATGAAGTTGATGTGAATGTTTTGATTAAATTATATAATCAAAGACTATCAACACTAACAAACCAAAATGTTTTATTAGAAGCAAAAGTACAAACTCTATCTCAAGATTATTTGGAACTGCAGGAAAAATATAATGAACTATTGCTTTCTAACCAATCAGAGGAACAGTAAAAAATGGCGAAACCAGCATCTAGACAACAACTCATTGATTACTGTTTAAGGAGGCTAGGTGCTCCTGTATTGGAAATTAATGTTGATGATGACCAAATAGATGATTTGGTGGATGATGCCCTACAGTACTTCCAGGAGCGTCATTTTGATGGTGTTGAAAGGATGTACCTAAAATATAAACTAACTCAAGCAGATTTAGATAGAGGAAGAGCAAAAAATACAAACGGTGTGGGAATAGTAACGACAACCGCAACTTCTACTAATATTAGTGGTTATGGAACTGTTACTTCAAATTTTTATGAAACTTCCAATTTTATTCAAGTTCCAGACTCTGTGATAGGAATAGAGAAAGTATTTAAGTTTGATACTAGTTCAATATCTGGTGGAATGTTTAGTATCAAATATCAGTTGTTTTTGAATGACCTGTACTATTTTAATTCTGTTGAGTTGTTACAGTATGCTATGGTAAAGTCTTATCTAGAAGATATTGACTTTTTACTAACAACAGACAAACAAATTAGGTATAACAAAAGACAAGACAGGTTGTATCTTGATATTGATTGGGGAGCACAATCTTTAGATACATATCTTGTTATTGATTGTTATAGGATATTAGATCCAGATTCTTACACAAATGTTTATAATGACAGTTTTATTAAAAAATACTTAACTGCTTTGATTAAGAGGCAATGGGGACAAAATTTAATTAAGTTTAGGGGAGTTAAACTTCCTGGAGGAATTGAACTTAATGGTAGAGAAATTTACGAAGATGCTGAAAGAGAATTAGAAAGCATCAAACAGACGATGGCACTTGAATACGAACTACCACCTTACGACTTTATTGGATAATGGCACTTAATCCCTTCTTTCTACAAGGATCACCAAGCGAGCAGAGACTCGTACAAGATTTAATCAACGAACAGTTGACAATCTACGGTGTTGAAGTCACTTATATACCAAGAAAATTTGTAAGAAAACAAACAATTATTGAAGAAATTCAATCTTCAGCATTTGATGATAATTTCTTAATTGAGGCATATGTTAACACCTATGAGGGGCATACGGGAGCTGGAGACATTCTAACAAAATTTGGAATGAGTTTAAGAGATGAGTTAACTATAACAATATCAAAGGAGAGATTTGAGGATTTTATCGCATCTTTTTTAGCAGCACTTCCAGAAAGTGAAATAGAATTATCAACCAGACCTCGTGAAGGAGATCTTGTCTATTTCCCACTTGGTCAAAGATTATTTGAGGTTAAGTTCGTTGAACATGAGCAACCATTTTATCAATTAGGTAAAAATTATGTTTATGAACTGAAATGTGAACTCTTTGAATATGAAGATGAAGTTCTTGATACTTCTATTGATGAGATTGATACGACTATTAAAGACACTGGATTTATCACAACACTTAATCTTATTGGGGTTGGTAGAACAGCGGTGGCTACTGCTAATAAAGGCGATGGGTATATCAAACAAATATTCTTAAATAATGACGGTAGTGGATATACTGGAACACCTATTGTTTCTATATCAACAGCACCTTTTGGAGGAACAAATGCTACTGCTGTTGCTATAACTACAAATAAAGCTGGTGTGTATTCCATAGACAGTATTCTTCTAACAAATGCTGGTACCGGATACTTATCACCTCCAACCATTACAATTAGTGGTGGGGGCGGAACAGGTGCAGCAGCAACATGCTCCATACAAACTACTGACTTTGGTGTTATTTCTATTACACCATCTGATAATGGAGTTGGGTATTCAACAATTCCTTTCGTTACTGTTTCTGGTCCAATAGGAGGAGGAACAACAGCAACAGCAGTAGCTGTAATCAACTCCGACACTCAAGTCTCTTCAATAAGACTAGTAAATCCTGGAACTGGATATACATCTGGTGATACTCCAACAGTTACTATTGCTTCACCACCACTAATAACTGGAGTTGGTACATATATCTTTAATGAAGTTGTAAGAGGCCAAACTTCTGGAACAGAAGGAAGGGTCAAGTCTTGGGATTCTGATACTAAAGTTCTTAAAGTTTCTCTTGTTGGTATAGGAACAACTGTTAGTGGATTTATTCCCGGTGAAGTTATTGTTGGTACATCATCAACCGTTTCTGCCGCTACAACATCAAATGGGTATGCCGTATATACAGTTAAATCATATGATGGTAGAGACATTTATGATAAATATGATCAAAATGACGAAATTGAAGAAGAAGCGGATACCTTCCTAGATTTCTCACAATCTAATCCATTTGGAAATTACTAATGCTAGGAACTTATTTTTATCACGAAATCTTAAGGAGAACTGTTGTTTCCTTTGGTACTTTGTTTAATGATATTCACATTAGACATAGAAATTCTAGTGATGGTGAAATAAGTGATATTAGGGTTCCTCTTGCTTATGGTCCAATTCAAAAGTTTTTAGCTAGAATTGAGCAACAACCAAACTTGAACAAGGCAACTCAAATCACATTACCAAGAATGTCATTTGAGATGAATTCAATTCAGTACGATCCAACAAGAAAAGCGGGAGTAACTCAAACTTTTAAGGCATCTGACGGCACAAACTTAAAGAAAGTTTTTATGCCTGTTCCTTATAACATTGGATTTGAACTGAATATTCTTTGTAAGTTAAATGATGATGCCTTACAGATTGTTGAACAAATCTTACCATTCTTTCAACCAGCATTTAATTTGACTGTTGATCTTATAGACTCTATTGGTGAAAAAAGAGATATCAGTGTTGTACTTGATAATATTTCATTTCAAGACGATTATGAGGGTGATTTCTCAACTAGAAGAGCACTAATTTATACACTACAATTTACTGCGAAAACTTACATGTTTGGACCAATCGCAGATACCACCGATGGTCTGATTCGTAAGGTTCAGGTTGATTACTATGCTGATACAAATAGAGAAACAGCAAAGCGTGAATTAAGATATACAGTTACACCAAAAGCACTCAAAGATTATAATAGTGATAATACAGCGGTCTTAAGAGAGCCTCTTACAAAAACTGAAACAAGAATATCTGTCAGCACATCTTCTGGTCTTGCTGCTGATAATAGGATTATCATCAATGATGAGATTATGAAGATTGTTGAGATTGTGGATGGAATTACGATTACTGTTAAGAGAGGTTATGACGGAACCACGCCAGTAACTCATCTAGAGAACACTTCTATTGATCTTCTAACTGCTGCTGATGATACTTTAGTTGATGCTGACGATGATTTTGGATTCAATGGTAATCTGTACTCATTTACGGATGCTAGAGACTATAGCCCATCTAGAAGTATAGATATTTAACGGATGAATTAAAATCATGTCAAATAAGTTTGATAAAATTGATCAGGCACTCAATATTGAAAGTAATATTGTTGAGGTTGAATCTAATTATAGTTCTGAACTGGATATCATAAAACAAACCAGTACAGATATTAAAAAAGATTATGAATATACCCGTGCCAATTTATATTCATTAATTGAAAAGGGACAAGAAGCAATTAATGGAATTATGGAACTTGCCGGAGAAGGAGGGTCTCCAAGAGCATATGAAGTTGCTGGTCAGTTAATCAAATCCGTTGGAGATGTAACAGATAAACTTATAGATTTACAAAAGAAGTTGAAAGATGTTGAAGAAGATACTGGAAACAAAGGACCAAATAGTGTTACAAATAACGCAGTGTTTGTGGGATCAACATCAGAATTACAGAAACTACTCAAACAAGGTTTTCTAAATAATAAAGAATAAACACACAGTTCAATGAGTTGGTCTGGTAAATATAAAAGATCAATCGATTGTGATAATCCACAAGGGTTTTCACAAAAGGCTCATTGTGCTGCCCGTAAAAAAAGACAAAAAGGCGAAGTGACTAAATCAAAATCTCCCTTTTCAGAAGCAAAGGAACAAATAACCTTTTCAAAATTTACCCATAAAACAAAGCATTTACCAAAGTCTCAACATCAACTTGATCCGAATCTTGATTTGAAACAGTTGGTACATCATGCTGTAAAGCAGTATGTTGATAGAGATGTTGATGGTGATATTGATGTTTATGATAATCCTGGTAGAAAAACTCCAGATGAAAATCCATTAAGTGCTCCTAATCAAGCTAGTGTTGCTTCAAAACAATTAATTGCAAAACAAAAAGGTGAGTTAAAGCATACTAGAAGAGGTATGGCATATGAAGAGACAAAATCTGGAGATGAAGGTCTTCGTGATTGGTTTGGAAAATCAAAATCTTCTGATGGAAAATCTGGTTGGGTTCAACTGGGTGGTAAATGGGCAGGTAAACCATGTGCCCGTCAACCAGGACAAACTTCTACACCAAAATGTGGAAGTTCTAAAATGGCAGCAAACATGTCAGATGAAGAGGAAGAGAAGGCAAGAAGAAGAAAAAATCGTCAAGATCCAAATCAACCAGAAAAAACTGGTGGTGCCTCACCAACAAATGTTAAAACTGAAGAAGTCAACTTACAAGAAGTAAAGGATAAACCAGGAAAGGGTAGTGGCAAAAAAGACGCCTGCTATCACAAGGTCAAGTCTCGTTATTCTGTTTGGCCAAGTGCTTATGCTTCTGGAGCACTTGTTAAGTGTCGTAAAGTAGGTGCCGACAATTGGGGAACCAAATCAGAGCAAGTAAGTATGGAAAGATATTGTCCAAAATGTAATAAAAATGAATTAAGAGATGAGTGTAAGTATGGTCCAAAATATTGGGATACATATTCACTACCAATTAATTTGTCATCAGTAGCAATGTCAAATCCACATTATCATGCTAATAGTCCACATCCAGCAAACGAACAGAAGGATCATGAATATTCAATGGCTCGCTCTGAAATTTCTACAATCATTTCCGCAGCGAAAAGATTAAAGAAAAAAATGGGTAAAGGTGAAGGTAGTCTTGAAGCTTGGGTTCAATCAAAAATTACAAAAGCGGCAGATTATCTGGACTCTGCGGCGGACTACATTGAAAGTGGAGAACATGATATTGAAGAGGCAAAAAAATGTTGGCCAGGATATGAGAAAAAAGGAACACAAAAACTATTTGGAAAACCTTATAATCGTTGTGTAAAAAAGGAGCAGTTTTCTAACTGGAGAGAAGAACTTTCTGAAGATTGGCAATCGGTTAATCGCAAAGACAAAACAGATGGATTAAGTCAAAAGGCAGTTAATGCATATCGTCGTGAGAATCCAGGTTCAAAACTGCAGACTGCTGTAACTGAAAAGAATCCAAGTGGCAAAAGAGCAAAGCGTCGTAAAAACTTTTGTAGTCGTATGTCTGGAATGAAAGCAAAACTCACTTCTGCTAAAACAGCAAGAGACCCAGATTCAAGAATCAACAAAGCCCTCCGTCGTTGGAACTGTAACTAAAATGAAATCATTTAAAGACTTTTTATCAGAGAGTATCAATATTGCCGGAGATTTCAATGGAAATCTCTATATGAACAGTGGATCTCAACCAGAGCAAGCAACAGAATCTTTCCTTGCTGATGTAGTTTGGGAAGGAAAACTATATCGTATTGAAGTAGAGGGTTCTATGATGGATAAGAATGCTCTCGCAGAACAACTTCAGGGTGAATATCCTGGAGCAATTGTTCATAACATTTACCCATCACAATCACAAAGTTCTTTAAGAATCAAAAATACGCAAAGATACCAACCAGAAAGACTAACTTGGACTGATTAATTATGGCACAATTTAATAAAAATACTCAAGACTTTCTGAATCAAGAAAGGACACTTTTTGAGGTGAATATGATCGCCAATAAAAATGGCGAAGTAGT